CTGCTAAAGTGTAATCAACCTCGAAAGAGCACAGTTCTTTGAAGCGAGACCTGTGGATCCAGTCTTTCAACTGAACCTCGTAAGGCCCCGCTTCGCAGGCATGTGAGTACGCCAGATCCCTGAGGATGTCAAGAGACATGCTTTCGGGCAAAACCTCCAACCAGTGACTTGAGCACTTCATCAACGTAGTCCTTAATGATTACGATCTCATCTGGGTAGATGAGGGCCACCAGAACGGTGGCGATGATAACAGAACGAGGACCCCACCAGGATGGTGAGGCTCGTGACGAGGGCGAACCCTCACAAGTTTCCTTACGACTCACGTCGGGAGGATGTACTTGTCAACCGCATCCGAGACCGGTCCCGACGTTGCCGCCGCGACCGATGTGGAGATGTTGTTGGCCACGTTCACGAGGATCATACGCGCGAGTCGCGCGTCAGTCTCAGTGCTTCGTTCGTGCCGGAAGACCACAAGGCTCTCCTTGACCACGTGTGCCACCTTCGGCGGCGCCGTGTATCCGGACGAGTTTTGCGCGTTCACAGCTTCCATGACGGGGATCTCGACCGAGACCTCGACACGGGTCATCCCGTTCTTCAGCTTCCGCTTCGAGATGGTGATGCGATTGCACGCATAGTCGGGCAACGTCAGGGACGTTTCCTTCCAGCTTGCAACTACACTACCATCGACGAGCCTGGCAACTTCCTCACCCACGAAGGTGTGAGAAACCGGGGTAGACGCACCGTCGTAGACGGTAATTGAGGCTTGTGCAGCCATGGATAAACTCCAGTGTTCCGAGCTTTAGGCCCGAAGAATAGCGAAGGACGCCACCCTGGTCTGATCAAGACCGGACTTTGCTACCTGTGAAGACCTGTGTCACTAACGCAATCGCGTTTGCGCAGTGCTGCCAAGACGCCACTTTACCGAGAGATTTCATCTCGGGCATGGGTACGGCTAGGGTCGTAGAGATAACGCGATCAAAGAGCATATTCCTGTACCTCGATGCCGTTCGCGGTGCACCGTTGAACAATACAGGACCCGCAAGCGCGGAGCGCTTGTCAGTGGTAATGAAAGTACCAGTCAGTCGACTGGCCCAGGCTCTTGCCTCCATCCAGCTGCCGATAGGTATGAACCAATCAGCAACGAAGGAAAAAGGCAAAAGTTCCCAAGCAACCAGCTCAGGATCCAGCAGGCCTAACGTGGCCCAGGCGGTCGGCTTCTCAGAAATACGAGCAATCAACCCTCTTCTATGACTTTTGGTCCTATGAAGGGCTAATTTGAACGAAGGGTTCGAGTTGTCGACTACCACGTCGTTCGTCTCACGACGAACTCCGACACGATACGTTTGCACGGTCGGGTAGTTTAGGGCATGCGCTAACGACTGCGCACACGCCTCCGCATCTTTCAGGAGCGGTAACCATCCATACTGGAGTTCAAGCCAGAGTGAGGATGCGTTTTTAGCAGAGGGCGCACCTGGTTTATGTTTTAACCAGTCATGCCGCGCTAGCGGCTTCCGCGTCGTGCCTTCGAAGAGAGCTCGTGCCGCACCGAGCAAATCAAGTTTCTTGGCATGGTGTCCAGCTTTTGCAAGCTTGATCGCCGTGTCCCCAAGTAACTTTAGGGTCTGATGCCCCTCTCCAAGGAATACTGACATATTGAAGTCAGAGCCCTTTAGCTTCTCGGTAAGCTTATTGACCAGTTTAATCTGATCATTCGCAGTCAAGAGACTGCTTGCGGACCAACTGCCTGCGTTAATATACAGGAAGTCGGGAAAAGTGCCTACGGGTCCAGTGACGTTTGCTTGCTCAAGGCGTAGATATGTCCTTGAGAACGCATGTTCACTATGCCGTGCTCGCTTTGGGGTAAACCCAGGTCGGCGAATCTTATAGCGCTTTACGGTCTCACGACCGGTCCGAGGATGAGTCTCCGTACGGTAAATATAATAGTACGAAGTTGGCACTCTCGGTGAACGGGGCCCATCTGCTCCCGTCCACGAATTGGAACCTTTAGTTCCGACCCAAGATCCCCCACCTGCTGCCTGGAAGGCATCAAGTGAGTACGATCCCGTAGTCATGCCGATCCCCCGTAGTTATCGGAGGGTTCTTCCTCAACCCGAGAATCCGTTCTCACGAATCCATCTTTCTCTAGCTCGTTAAGCAGAACTTCCCAAGAGTCTTGGAAAGTCTGCTCAGACGGCAATGAAAGACCAGAGAGACCTCTGAGCCACCGTAAAAGATCATTGTGGCTCATAGATACCTCGCCAAGTTAAAGGAATAAGGGAGTCACCCTTATTACCCCGACCGACGCGTCTTGACTAGAGACGCGTCACAGAGGAGAAAGCTCGCTATCGCGAGACGATCCCTCTGATTTCCAGCTAAAGCCGAAAATATCGGACAAGTCGGGAACAACCCGAATTGTAGAGAGAACCTTCAGTGGTGTTACCACTGGAG